CTACTGGCCGATCTGGCAGGCGGCGCTGCGCGCGCTCGACGCGCCGCTGCGGGCCAAGGGGATCGTGCGGGCGGCGATGCCGCGGCCGATCGCGGTGCGGACGGCGGCGGCGGAGCGCGGCGCGCGGATGGTCGAGCACTGATGGACGGGCTGCGGATCACGGTCCAGGCCGGGCGGCTGGAACTCGACAAGAAGCACGTGCGGACGGTGCTGCGGCGCGCGGGCAATGAGATCGCGGGCGCCGCGCGGTCGCTGATACGGCAGTCTGCGGGCAGTGGCCGGGTGTATTGGTATCACGGATCGAGCGGCGGGCATGGGCGCTACCGGGCATCGGCGCCGGGGCAGGCGCCGGTGTCGCTGTCGGGCAAGCTGGCGAGCTCGATCAAGGTGCTGCTGTTCCGCAGCGGCGAGGGCGTCGCGGTGCGCGACGCGGTTTTCTACGCGTTGATGCTGGAAAAGGGCGCCAAGGGCGGCGGCGGCGACACCCGCGAACACAATCTGCATTACGCGCGGACCGGCAGCGGCAAGCGCCGGATGAACAAATCCGCCATCGGGCAAACCCGTGTGCTGGCGCCGCGCCCGTTCCTGTCGATCGCACTGGACCAACGCCGCGCGTCGCTGGAGCGGCGTGTCGGCGAGGCGATCAGCACCGGGCTGAAGATGCGGCGCGCCACGAAGCGGGAATTGAGGTCGGGGCAAACGTGAGGCTCGCGCATCCCGCTGTCGAACTGGTTGCGCGGCTTGAGCGTGCCTGGACCAGCGATGCCATGGTTGCCCGCACGCGCGCCGAGATCGTCGTGAAGGTGCTGCTCGAAGCGGGCTTGCTGTCCGGCGCATTCGCGGCCGAGGTCGAAAGCCCGCCCGCCGAATGAACATCGATTCGGTGATCGCGCAGTTGCGCTCGGTCGCCACGGTGTTTGGGCAGAACGTGGCCGGGGCGGCGACCTACGCCAACGGCGTGTCCGACCAGGTGTGGCTGCCTCGGCCGGCGGCCTATGTGCTGCCGCTTGATATGGATGGCGGGGACAACGAGAGCCAGACCGGGCTGTGGCAGATGGTTGCGCAGCGCATCAGCGTGGTGCTGGACATCGACAACAGCATGGACCGGCGGGGGCAGGCTTCGGCCGCGCAGATCACCGATTTGTTTTACGCGGTGTGCTCGGCGATTCTGAACTGGCGGCCGGACTGGAATACCAGCAACCCGACGAGCAACCGCGAGACGCGGGGTTTCCGTTTCGTGAGCGGTGAGATCCTGCTGATGGATCGCGCCCGGCTGCAATACCAACTGATTTTCGCGCTGGATATCACGATCACCGATCTGGACGGCTGGCAGTCGCCGTACGATCCGCTGATCGATGTGCGTGGCACGATTTCCGTGAACTCGGGCACCGTCGATGTCGGCGACCTGGTGATTTTCGACGCGCCGTTCGCGGCGCCCTGACCGCACTCCCTCGGAGAATTTCATGTTCGTGAAGCCAGGCCCGAACCGGGCGCTGCCCGGCACGCTGCTGCGCGTGCGCATTCCGCACACGCTGGCGCTGCTGCCCGACACCGGGGCCGAGGTGCCGGAGAACGGTTTCTGGATCCAGCGGCTGAACCAGGGCGACGTGGTGCTGGCCGATGCGCCCGCCGCTGAAGCCGCCGCGCCCGCCGCTGAAGCCGCCGCGCCCGCCTTGGCAACGACGGCCGAGGGCGTGGTGACGTGAGCGATTCCATCTACGTTCCGGGCTATCCGAGCAACAACCGGGTTCCGGGTGTTTTCGCATCGGTCGACGCGAGCAAGGCGAACACCGGCACGATCAATCAGCGGTCGCTGTTGCTCGGGCAGATGCTGGCGAGCGGCACGGCGACGGCCGGCGTTGGCGTGATTTCCGCCGGCATCGGCGAGGCCCGCACGTCGTACGGTGTCGGGTCGCAGCTATCGATCATGGTGGAGCGCTATCGCGCGCTCGATCCGGTGGGCGAGCTGTGGTGCCTGCCGCTGGCCGACGCCAGTGGATCGGCGGCGGCGACGGGCAGCATCGCGCTGGTCGGCCCGGCGACGGCGGCCGGCGTGATACCGCTGTATGTGAACGGCGCGTATATCCCGGTTGCGGTGAATTCCGGCGACAGCGCGACCACGATCGGCGCCAACATGGCGACCGCGATCAACGGTTTCATCACCGCCGGCGGCAACCCGCTTGGCGTCACCGCCACGGCGGCGACCGGCACGGTGACGCTGACCGCCGCGAACAAGGGGTCGCTGGGCAATCAGGGCACCATCCTGTTGTCCTTCGGCGGCACGTCGCAGGGGCAGGGGCAGCCCGGCACGACGAACGTGGCGGGTGTGACCGCGACGGTCACGGCGTTTGCGGGCGGCACGACCGACCCGGTTGTCGCGACGGCGCTGGCGAGCCTGCCGGATCAGCCGTTTGATTTCATCTGCTGCCCGTACAGCGACACGACCTCGCTCAATTCGGTGCAGAGCTTCCTGGGCGATACGGCCGGACGATGGAACTGGTCGGTGCAGCTTTTCGGCGGTGCTTTCACCGCGCATGGTGGCACGCTGTCCGCGCGCACCACCTGGTCGACCATGCGCAATGACCAGCACGCGAGCGCGATCGGCGCCTATGCCTCGCCGTCGCCGGACTGGCACTGGGCGGTGGATTACTGCGCGGCCTCGGCATACAGCCTGCGCACCGATCCGACGATCCCGATCGGCGGCCTGACCGCCGGCGTGGCGCTGAACGTGCTGGCGCCGGTGCTGGCCAACCGCGACAATTTCGCCTCGCGCCAGACGCTGCTGTTCGACGGCATGACGACGTACAAGGTCGATAGCGCCGGCGTGGTGCATGTCGATCGCGCGATCACGACGTATCAGTTCAACGCGCAGAACTCGCCGGACAATTCGTATCTGTCGTTGAACGTGCCGTACCAGCTTATGGCGTATATCCGCGCCGTCGAGACGATGCTGGGCAGCAATTTCAACCAGGTGAAGTTGGTGGCGGATGGCAGCCGCATCCCGCCCGGCTCGGGCATGGTGACGAGCCAGACGATCCTGTACTCGGTGATCGCGCAGTACAAGGCGATGTGCACCACGGGCTTGCCGGGCATTCCGGCGGGGCTGGTGCAGGAGCCGGACACTTTCGCCGCGAACGCGCAGGCGGAGAACGCCGGCGGCGGCATCGTGAAGCTGTTGCTGCCCGTGCTGCTGGGCAACCAGTTGATCGCCATCGCGATGAATGTGCAGTTCCAGCAGCCGTGAGGGAGTGATCAGTGGTGACCAGTGATCGGTGACCAGTGATCAGTAGCAAGCAAGAGTTCGCTCGGATCGCCTTTCTTCCTACTGATCACTGGTCACTGATCACTGATCACCCGCAACGATCACCGATCACTGAATAGGATTCTCAAATGAGCGGAACCGCGTCGCGCCGGCTTGCCGGCATTGCGAGCCTGACGATCGACGGCGACGCGTGGGACGTTGTGTCCGATCTGGCGTGGCAATCGACTGTGGTTCAGCGCGAGACGTTGAAGGGCCAGACCCGGGTCGAGGGCTACAGCGAGATGCCGATGCAGGGGATGATTTCGGCCAAGCTGCGCGACCGGCCGGATGTCGCGGCGCAGACGCTGAACCTTATCACCAACAGCACGATCGTGGTGCTCCAGGCCAACGGCAAGACGATCTACGGCACCGGCATGTGGAGTGTCGAGTGCGGCGAAGTGAACACCCAGGAAGGGACGTTTTCGGTGAAATTCGAGGGGCCTGATGTCGATGAGAGCACCGTGTAATGGCGGAAACCGAGGCCGCGGGGCCGGAGGACCAACTGGTGATCGAGATATCGCCGGCGCTGAGTTTCAAGGGCGGCGCGTACGACCAGTTGCGGCTGCATGAGCCGAGCGTGGGGCAGGTGCGCAAGGCGGAGGGCAGTTTGCGCAACGGCATTCACGCCGAAAGCCTCCGGGTGTACCATATCAATCTGATTGCGGCCGTATCGGGCTGGCCGGTGCCGGCGGTCGAGATGATGCCGGTGACGAAGATGAACGAGGCGGCGAACTTTCTCGCGCGTTTTACGATGGCTGGTGCGGAAACTGGCGGGAGCTGAGTCCGCAGGTCGGGCGGTTTTTCGCGGATCCCGGCTGGGCTGAGGGGTTGACCGGCACCGCGCTGGTCTGGTGGGCCGAGAGGGCGAACAGCATGCTGGCCCAGGAGGCAAAGGCGCGTCGTGGCCGCTGAGAAAAGCGGCGGCTTTTCGATCGTCGTCAAGCTTGTCGACCGTGCGTCGAAGCAGATCGACGCGGTGAACCGGCGGATCGCCGCGATCCATGCGCCGGTGCTGCGCATGCAGCGCGCGATGGGCAAGTTCCTGGATGTGTCCGGGCTGCGCGCGGTCGGGCGTGGCTTTGGCAATATCGCGCGGCACAGCCTGGAAGCGTTCCAGAGCCTGAGCCGGATGATCGCGCCGCTGGGGGTGATTACCGGGGCGCTGAGCGTGGCCGGCATCGTGCGGATGACCACGGCGTTCGGGCAGTTCGCGACGACGCTGCAGAACTCGGCGATTCGCGTGGGCATGTCGGCGACGCAGCTTTACACGTTGCAGAACGCCGCCCGGCTGACCGGCTTGTCGGCCGAGGATTTGACCGCCGGCATGACGACGCTTGGCACGACGATCACGGATGCGATCGGCGGGCGGAACGTCGAAGCGTCGATCTACGCCAATCAGCTTGGCGTGGCGCTGACCGATGTGACCGGGCATGCGCGCAAGACGACCGACGTGATGCCTGAGCTTGCCGACAAGATCGCCGGCATCCAGGATCCGTTTCTGCGGGCGCGCGTCGCGGCGGTGTTTTTCGGCGGCGCGGCTGAGAAGATGATGCCGTTCCTGCTGAAGGGATCGGCGGGGATCCACGAGTTTACCGAGGCCGCCCGCAAATACGGCTACGTCAGCGAACAGGGTGTGCGCGATGGGATCGCGCTTGGGATCAGCTACGGCAAGCTACAGCTTGCGGTCGAGGGTTTCGGCAACGCGATTTCCGAAAAACTGGCGCCGGTGCTCGGCCCGATCCTGGTGTGGATGGCGGATTGGATCGTCGCGAACCGTGCGTGGATCGCGACGTGGATCGGCGACAAGGTGGCGGAGCTGCGGGACTATCTGAAGTCGATCAACTGGGATCAGGTCGGCAAGGATATCAAATCCTGGGCGATCCGCGCGAAGGAAGTCGCGGACGAATTCGGCGGCATCAAGACGGTCGCGGAAGTCGTGGTGGGTTTCATCGCGACGAAGTGGCTGGCCGGGATGCTGAACCCGATCATACAGCTTACCGCCTCGATCGTGATGCTGATCCGGCTGCTTGCGGTCGGCCTGGTGATGGCTTTTCGGGCGGCTGAAAACGCCGCGCTCGCGCTGAATACGCGCCTGAACATGAACCCGGCGTTTCGCACGCTGACGCTGCTGCTTGAGCTTTACGAAAAGATGGATACGCAGGGCGGCACGCCGCTGGGTGATCTGAAGCCGGACGATCCGCTGTGGAAGACGGTTCCGCCGGACGTGCAGAAGAACTACTCGAATTCGCCGTACAATCAGCCCGGCGGCCCTGGCGCGGATCGGTCCTGGTGGGACCGCAACATGCCGTCCTGGCTGGGCGGCGGTTACAATCCCGATGCGGGGCAGGCGCCGACGCCGGCGGGGAGCGCGGCGCCGTTGGGTTACGCGGTGCCGGCGGCGGGCCGCGGCGATATACGCGGTGAGATTGGGCCGGGCGGACCGGCGCCGAACCTGCGCAACAAGGCCGACCAGGATCGCGCGGCGATGATCCGCGACAGGTTCGCGCGGGATCTGGGTCTGACCAAGGATCAGGCCGCTGGCATCGTCAGTGGGCTGTGGCCGGAAAGCAGGCTGCAGGCGATCAACGAGCTGCACCCGCTGAAACCGGGCAGCCGGGGCGGCTTTGGCTGGGAACAGGCGACTGGCCCGCGCCGGGACGCGATGGAGCGATACGCCGCCGAGCAGAACCTGCCGCTCGCGTCGGACGAATTGCAATTTCGCTTCATCGAACACGAGTTGCAGACGAGCCAGGCGAAAGTACTGGCCGACATGCGGCGGCAACGAGGCGCGCTCGACTCAGCGAGGTCGTTTTTCCCCTTCGAGTCGGGCGGTGCGCCGTCCCTTGCTTGGACCGAGGGTGCACACATCGCGAACGCCGAGCTGATCGCCGGTCTGCCAAGCCCGCAGGGGCAACCTGGTCCGCAACCGGGACCGCAGGCGCAACCTGGGCCGCAACCGGGACCCGGACCGCAGCCGGGGCCTGGTCCGCAGCCCGGACCGCAGGCGCCGGCCGTGCCGGTGGCGGGCAACGACAACGCGAGCAACGACAACCAGGTGGCGCCGCCCGCGGCCGCGCCGGCGGTGAACGTGGCGGGCGGCAGCGGGAGCCCGGATGCCGGGCAGACGACGACGGTGAAGGGGAGTGCGAACGTGAACGTGAATTTCCGCAATCCCCCGCCGGGTGTGACGACCTCGGCGAGCACCGAGGGCAATCTGTTTGGGCCGCCGCGGATCGGCATGTCGATGCCGGGGCGCGCGCCATAAGCGCCGCGACCGGTGGCGCCGGGCCGCGCGCGGTGATGCTTGCACTCATGCATGCAAGCGTGCTTGCACGCGCATGAGCGGGCTGATCGGCGGCATCGGCCGGGCGGCGGCCGTGGTGAACCAGGTGGGCGCGGTGGCGCGCAGCGTGGGCACGCTGGCGGGCGACGTCGGCAATCTGATCGCCAACGGGCCGTTCGGCCTGGGCGGCAGCTATGGCGCGATCGGCGCGGGGCTTGGGCCCTGGGCGGATGGGCTGCTGCCGGCGTCCTTCCGGGGCATTCCGTTCGCGGTGCGCACCGCGCCGATCAAGCGTGGCCGCAAGGTGGCGGTGCACGAGTATCCGTTCCGCGACGATGTCTGGGTGGAGGACCTGGGGCGCGGCACGCGCGTGATTTCCTTCACCGGGTTTATCCTGGGCGACGATGTCTATGCGCAGCGCGACGCGCATGTGATGGCGGCCGAGACCGCCGGCCAGGGCACGCTGGTGCATCCGTCCCTGGGCAGCGTGCAGGCCTCGCTGGTCGAGTTTTCCGCGACCGAGCGGTTCGAGCTGGGCCGGGTCGTCGAACTCGAATTTTCGTTCATCCAGAGCGCGCAGAAGCAGCCGCAATACCCGACGACCGCGACCTCGACGCAGGCGGCGGCGACGACGGCGGCGACCGACGCGGATGCCGCCAGCGCCACCGGCTTTGCCGGGGTGGTGAGTTCGGTGCAGACCGGTGTTTCCGCCGTGCAGGCGGGCGTGCGGACGGCCGAGGCGTTCGGGGCCACGGCGATACGGCTGGTGGGCGATGCCTCCCGCGTGGTGGGGGCGGTGAAGGGCCTGGCGGGGGTGGTGGGCGGCGGGAGCTATTATGGCCGCTACAACGCCGGCTCTCTGACCGTGGCGCCGACGCTGGCCACGCCGGTGTCGAGCGCGCTGGGGCTGGTCGCAAGGACGGAGGCGGCCACGACGGGCCTGCTGTCCGCCTCGTTGGCCGCCACGACGGCCGTCTCGCGTGCCGCGGGTAGCCTGGGCAGCCTTGCGGCGGCTTTATAGCGGTGATCGGTGATCAGTGACCGGTGATCAGGAGCAAGCACGGCATGCGCTGGTGTGCGTCGTTGCTTTCTTCCTTCCTGGCTACCGATCACTGATCACTGATCACCGAACATGACCGCGGAGACCGATGCCCTGGCCGGTGGCGCTGTCGCGCTGGCGGAGGCGCTGCGGGCGGCGTGCAATGACCCGGCGGACGCCATTCGGCTGCTTTCGGGTCTGGCGCGGTTTTTCCCCTCGATTCCGCCCGGCTCGGCGCCGATCGGCGAGGCGATGGCGGCGACGCAGACCGCCATGGCCGCGGTGTGCCGGCGCGCGGCGCTGACTTCGCTGGCGCGGGCGATCGCGGCGTATCAGCCGAGCAGCTACAACGACGCGCAGGCGGTGCTGGTGGCGGCCTGCGTGCTGTTCGATGCCGAGATCGAGGTGGCGGGCGACGCGGGGGACGGGCAGTCCTACCTGGCGCTGCGGGCGCTGCGCGGCGCGGTGGTGAACGACATGACCACGCGGGGGTCGGCGCTGCCGCAAATCGTGACGGTGGCGCGGCCGGCTTCCCTGCCGGCGCTGGCGCTGGCGTACCAGCTTTACGGCGATACGACGCGCACCGACGATCTGATCGCGCGCGCCAACCCGATCCATCCGGCTTTCATGCCGACGAGCTTCGAGGCGCTGGCGTTTTGAGCGGCCTGACGACCGGAGCCGGAGCAGGCGCGGGCGCGGGTGCGACGGCCGCGCCGGACAACACGCTGACGTTGACGGTGAACAACCAGACCCTGACCGGCTGGGTTTCGGTGTCCGTGACGATGGGCATCGAGAGCGTGCCGAACGTGTTCGACATCGCGCTCACCGAGCGCTATCCCGGCCAGCAGGTGCTGATCCCCCGGCCTGGCGCGCCGTGCCAGGTGAAGATCGGCAACACCGTTGTCATCACCGGGTATATCGATACGACCAGCCTGAGCATTTCGCCGACCGCGCATACGGTGCGGGTGCAGGGTCGCGGCAAATGCGAGGATTTGGTCGATTGCTCGGCAGTGCTGCCGGGGATGACGATCAGCGCGGCCTCGACGCTGGCGCTGGCGCAGAAAGTGGCGGCGCCGTACGGCATCACGGTGACCAGCCTTTGCGGGCCGGGGCCGATAATCCCGCAGTTCAACATCACGCTGGATGAGAAGCCGTTCGAGATTATCGAGCGCGTCGCGCGGTTTTCGCAGATGCTGGTGTACGAGGACCCGAGCGGCAATCTGGTGCTGGCGCAGGCCGCCACGAGCACGCATGCGAGCGGGTTCCGGCAGGGCGTGAATGTGCAGGCGGCTTCGGTGTCGTTTTCGATGGCCGAGCGGTTTTCCGATTACCTGCCGTCGTTGACCTCGATCGACAGTTTTTCGCAGACGCAGCCGGCCGGCGCGACGCCGCCGTTTTTCCTGCCGCGGGTCTACGACCCCGACGTGCCGCGCCTGCGGACGCTGATCGTGGTGTCCGAGCAGACGCAGAATGGCCACTACATCGCGGAGGATCGCGCGCAGTGGGAGGCGAACCGGCGCTGGGGGCGGTCGCAGGTGGTGCGGCTGACCTGCGACAACTGGCGCGACAGCGCTGGCACGCTATGGACACCGAATGCGCTGGTACGGATCGAGATACCGTCGATCCAGTGTGCGTCTGACGATTGGGTGATCGGACGGGTGACATTCCTGCGCGGTGCGGAGCGCGGCACGGTGGCGGACCTGGAAATCATGCCGAAACAGGCTTTCCTGCCGGAGCCGACGCCTTTGCAGGCGTTTGACTTCCAGCTTCAGAATGCGCTGCAAAAAGGCGCGGGTGCCGCGCCGGATGAAATCCCGGGTGTGACCGGAGGTCCGGGACCGTGACGGACGAGGTCGGCCGGACCTGGGGGCGCGTGCGGTCGATGATCGGCATCGGCCAGATCACGGCGATCAACGACAACGGTCCTGTGCAGATGGCGCAGGTGGAATTCGGCTATCTGGAACTGCGCGACAATACGCCGGTGATCTATCATTTCGGGTTCGCGGCGAACCCGCCGGTGGGCAGCAATGTGCTGGCGAATTTCGTGGCGGGCGACCGGGGCAATGGCGTGGTGGCGGGGACCAACCACCAGGCGCTGCGCATGCGCGGCCTGGGGTCCGGCGAGTGCGCGATTTACGACAGTCTGGGACGCTCGGTTTACCTGTCGGCGGCGGGGATCGTGGTGAATGGCAATGGCGGTCCGGTGAGCATCGCGAATGCCTCGACCGTGACGGTGACCGCGACCGCGCAGGTGGTGCTGAACGCGCCGACGGTGCAGGTGAACGGCAATCTTTCGGTGAGCGGCAATATCAACGCGACCGGCACGATCGCCGGGCACTGAGCCGATCCGATGGACGTCGCGATCGTCTGGGACAGCGCCAATGCGCGCGGTGACTGGGATGTGTCGGGCGACGATCTGGCGCTTGGCCCGGATATCGAGTCGGCCGTGCTGGTGTCCTTGTTTACCGATCGGCGGGCGTCCGACGATTATGTGTTTCCCGATCGGAACGCGATCCCGGACCGGCGCGGGCATTGGACGGACACGTACGAGCCGTTCCTGATCGGGTCCCGGCTTTGGCAGTTGAACCGGTCGAAGAAGACCGATGCGACGACCTTGCTGGCGCAGGCGCAGGACATGTGCATCGAGGCGCTGCAATGGCTGATCGATGCCGGCGTGGTGGCGCGGATCGACGTGACGACGTTTTGGGCCTCGCCCGTCGCCATCGGGATTTTCATCGACGTGTGGAAGCCGGGGGCCTCGGCGGCCGTGCGGTTTGAATACCAGTGGGCGTGGGACGGTTTGTAGATGCCCTATCCGCGCCCGACCCTGACCGAGCTGAAGGGTTCGGCGGTGGCCGATGTGAACAGCGCGGGCATCGCCAACAGCGCCGGCGCGATGGTCGTGGGGTTGTTGCAGAAGGCGGTGCTGCGCATCATGGCCTATGTGCAGGCCGGGTTCGCTTTCCTGCACTACGATTTCCTGGACTGGATCAGCCTGCAATCGGTGCCCTGGACCGCGACGGACGAATTCCTGGCGGGCTGGGGCAATCTGAAGGGTGTCGCGCAGGAAGACGCGACGTTCGCGGCCGGCAGCGTGGCTTTTACTGTTGTGGCGCCGACGGATATTCCGGCCGGGACGGTGATCAACCGCTCGGCCGACGGATTCGCCTATGTCTCGACCGTCGATCAGGAAATCACCGGCGCCACCACGACGGCGACGGTGCCGATCGTCGCCTCGACCGCCGGTGCGGCGGGCAATTGCGATGCGGGCACGGTGTTCGCGCTGGCGGGCAGCATCGTTGGGGTGCAGTCGGTCGGCAGCGCTTCGACGGCGATAGCGGGTGGCGCGGATCAGGAGTTGGAGACCGACTACCGGACGCGCGTGCTGGCCGAGTATGCCGCTCCGCCGCAGGGCGGCGACATGGACGACTACATCGAATGGGCCGAGCAGGTGGCCGGCGTGACGCGCGCCTGGATCGCGCCGAATCTCGCGGGTGCCGGCTCGGTGACGGTTTTCATCATGCTGGACCTTGCCGAGGCGGCCTATGGCGGGTTTCCGCAGGGCAGCAACGGTGTGGCTTCTACCGAGACACGCGGTACGGCGGCGACCGGCGACCAGTTGAATGTGGCGAACTGGATTTTCCCGCTGCGGCCGACGACGGCGCTGGTTTACGTGAACGCGCCGACGGCATCCCCGGTGAATTTCACGATCGCCAATCTGGGTTCGAACAACACTGGTCCGATGCAGGCCGCGATCGAGGCGGCGCTGGCGGACATGTTCGTGCGCCTGGGAAATGTCGGCGGCACGGTCGACCCGACCAGCGGTGCCGCGTGGCCGGCGATCGACCCTTCCGCCTGGTATCAGGCGCTCGCGGCGATCCCCGGCCTGACGCAATACACGGTGTCGGCGCCCAGCGCGCCGATCATGCCGGGCACGGGTGGGCTTTTGACTGTCGGTAGCTGCGTTTTCAGTGCGTGAGTCAGATGGGTGATCGGTGATCGGTGATCGGTGATCGGGAGAAAGCAAGCTGCCATGCGCGGATCGCTTTTCTTGCTACTGATCACTGATCACTGATCACTGGCGATCGCCGATGCCCGTCCCCGACTACACGCAGGCGGATTTCCTGGCGGCGTTCCAGGGGTTGCTGCCGACTGGCGCGGTGTGGCCGCGCGATGCGGATGCGGTGCAGACGCAGGCGGTGAATTCGCTGATGCCGACGTATGTCCGGCAGTTCCAGAGTTCGATGGGCTTGCTGGTCGATGCGTTCCCGGCGACGGCGGTGTTCCTGCTGGGCGAGTGGGAGAGTACGCTCGGGTTGCCGGACCCGTGCACGGTTGTGAGCCCGTCGCTGGAGCAGCGCCAGGCTGCCGTTGTCGCGAAGCTTATCGCGAGTGGCGGGCAGTCGATTCCGTATTTCGTGGCCTTCGCGGCGGCGCTCGGGTTTCCGATCACTGTCACCGAATTCCGGCCCTTTGCCGCCGATGATCCATGTGACCTGCCGGACTACGGCGACGCCTGGGCCTTCGCGTGGCAGGTGAACGCGCCGTCGGTCACGACATTCTATTTCTCGGCGGACGAATCCGTGGCCGACGATCCGCTGGAAACCTATGACGGCACCGAGCTGGTTTGCCGGCTGACGCGGATCGCGCCCGCGCACACCACGCTGATGTTCAACTTCGACCTCGTCGCGATTTACGGGCTCAGTCTGTTCGATGGCGGGAGCGTGTACGGATGACCATCGAGACCGGCAGTCCGGTTCTGGCCTCGGACATCCTGGCCCTGATGCCGCTGTCCGGCGCCACCATGAACGGCCCGATAGCCATGGGATCCCATGCGCTGTCCGGATCGGCTGTTTCCTTTACCGGCGGCACGATCGACGGCACCGTGATCGGCGGCACGACGGCCGGCGCGGTCACGGCGACAGTTCTCGCGCTGGGGAAGAGCTTTGCGTTGAGCGGCGTGACCGTCGCCAGCCAGCAGCCGCTCGCCATATCGGCGACCTATGCCGGTGCCGTTACGGATGCATCGTCCCGTTTGCTGAACAGCGTGCTCATCGCGGCGGATACGGTTACCGGGGCGCCGAGCGTTCACGGGTTCGACATCAACCACCAGTTCGGTGGCGGCAGCGGCGGGTATGGCAACCGCATCGGGATCGCCGCACTGGCCCACCACATCGGCCAGATGTCTGGGGGCGCCGGGTTTTTTACCGGTGGCGAGTTCAACGCCTGGAGCAGGGCCAACGCGGGCGGCACGGGCCTGACGCGCAACACCGCGCAGGGGATACTGACGGGCAGCAACCCGGTTATGAGGCTGCAAAGCGGCGCGACGTTTTTCAGTGCTGGCACCGGCGCGGAAATCGATTTTGCGGGTGAAACCGGCTCCAGCAGCAAGCTCGTTACCGGGCTGCTGATTGTCCCGCTGTCCACCCACGCCGTCGCCGGCGTGGACGGCCTTGACTCCGCTATTATCATCGGGGCGCAACAGGGTGCGACCGCCACGCTGCCCTATGGCCTTGTTTTCGGTTTCCAGCAGTCGCAATGGCCGTTCGATCCGTCGAACCCGTATGCGTCGCTGATTACCGTGCAGAACGGTTTCAACCCGTCCGCCAATCCCCCGGTGATTGCGTGGGGCATCGACTATCTGCAATTGCAGGCCACGGCGGGCGTATTCCGCGCACCGGGAACCAGCATCGATCCGGCCGGCAACTACCAGATCGGAACGGGCTACATCGAGCCGCAAGCCAGTGGCCTGGCCATCGACGTGATCGGGCAGATCGTCACGGGCGCCGCTGTCGCGACCGCCGGTTCCAATTATGCCGGCGGCGTGATTCTGAAAGACACGATCGGCGGCTTGTATCAGGTTGCCAGCCTGTCCGGGACCGGCGTGGCCAGCGTTACCATTTTGCAGAAGGCGGTCGCCAAGTCGCCGACGGCGACGGTTTCGACCACATGCGTGACGCCCAACGGCAGCGGCGATTACGGCGCGGGCTGCACGCTTACCCTGACCTGGTCCGCCACGCGCACCGCGCTGTCCCTGAACCCGTCCGGCGGGCCGGTGAACTTTGGTGGCATCGCGGCGCGGCTTGGGATGGCGTCCTCGACGCCCACGACCGGCGGTGTCGTCGCGATCGGCGCCGGGATTTCCGATTACCGGATCCTGGGCGGCGGCACGCTCGCGGCGCTGAGCGTGGAGCTGCCCGCTGCGCCCGCCAATGGCCAGCCCGTGCGGGTGACATCGCAGGTCGCGATCACGGCGTTGACGGTGAAGGACAGCGCCGGATCGACGGCGGACATCCAGACCGGTCCGTCCAGCCTTACGGCGGGCGGCGGTTTCTCGGCGATCTGGAACCAGGCGGCTTCCGCCTGGTGGTGCGATCAGTAGCTACCGGTGATCGGTGGTCGGTGATCGGTAGCAAGCGCCACGCCCGCGCGGAACCTCGTTTCTTTCCCCTGATCACTGGTCACTGATCACTGATCGCTTCTTAGGATTTACCGAATGCCGCATTTTCGGATTTCGGCGCAGTTCGCGCATGCTTTGCTCCAGGTTTTGTCGGATCATCCGGCGGTCAAGGTGTTGCAGCACTTCCAGGTGCTGGAGATGCATGATGATCCGCCGCCGCCGCGGCCGGCACGCGCGCGGGCAGCGCGACCGAACGACGCCCAGCCGGCCGGCCCCGCCCAGCCGGCGGACCCCGCGCAGCCTGAAGTGGCAGACGCCGCCTGATACGCGAGGGATCGTCGCGCCATGGACCTGATCACCGATCCGACGGCTGACGCCACCGATCCCGGTGTGCCGTCGCTGACCGGCACCCGCGGGTATTTTACCGGTGGTACGCCGGGAATCACGGCCGCGACGCGGGTGCGCTACTGGTTCCTGAACATGGTCATGAAGGAGCTGCTGTACCTGCTGACGCAGGCCGGCATCACGCCTGATCCGACAAACGCCACGCAGGTTTTCCAGGCGATCCAGAAGCTGTGTCTCGTCAAGCTTACTGGCAATCTGAATGTCTACGTGACCGCGACGGGAAACGATTCGACGGGCAATGGCACCAGTGGCGCACCATTCGCGACGCTGCAGCGTGCCTACGACTATCTCGTTACGAGTGTACATATGAACGGCTTCGCCGCGGTGATCGACATTGGCGCGGGGACGTTCGCTGCCGTGGTGTGCGTGAGCAGCCCTGTCGGAATGACCGAAGCCAGCGCGATAACATTCCAGGGCCTCGGGTCGACGACGATCATCTCGTCCGTTACGAACGCCTGCTTTGGTGCGGCGAACTGCGCAATTACCATCGCGGGATTGGAGCTGACCGCCGGCGGCTCGTCCGGTCCCTACAATTCGACGGGAATGTGCGTGGCGGCCTCGATAGGAGGTACGATCACAATAGCTGCTGGCGTCATCTTCGGCACAGCCAGCAATGATCACATGCAGGCCTATGCTGGCGGCGTCATCGAGACGAACGGCGTTCCCTACACGATTGTCGGGAGTGCGCAGGCCCATTTGACGTCCGGCGCTGGCGGCGTCATCAACACTGTCAACTCCACGGTGACGTTGGTGGGGACGCCGGCATTCTCGGTGGCCTTCGCGGAAACCGAGCCGGGCGGCGTTTTGAACGCATGGAACATGATTTTTTCCGGCTCGGCGACGGGGCCCAAGTTCAACAATGCCTATGCCGCGCTGATCAACACCAGCGGCGGCGGTATTAACTACTTTCCCGGAAATGCAGCGGGCAGCAATGCTGGGGAATACGTGTGAGAAGTTATAACCCGGCGAACTGGTATTGGATCGTGGCGGGGGATACGACCCGCGCCTGGTCCTCGGCGGCCGCGGCCTATGTTCCGGTCAGCGACGCGACCTACGCGGCATGGCTGGCGGCCGGGTATGTCCCGACGCGCATCGGCAGCGAGGCGGACCTGCAAGGCGTGTTCGCGGCGCAATATCCGGCCGGCTGGCCGCCGACCTTGGTGCAACAGGCGCAGGCGGCGCTCGGCGCCGGGTTGACGATCGCGAGTGCGTCGGCGCCGGCGGTGAACGGCACCTATGCGGTGGACACCGGCGCGCAGGCGAATATCACCAGCACGATGCTTTATGTCGTGGTGCACTCGGCGTTTCCAGGCGGTGCCGCGACGATAAGCTGGGTGGACGTGGCGGGCGCGGTGCATGCGATGCCGTCGATCGCGGTGTTCCAGGCATTCGCCACGGCGGTTGCCGATTATGTGGCGGCGCTGACCGAGATCGTCCTGACCGGCGCGGGCACGCTGCCGGCGGCCAGCGTGACGATCGCGTAACACTTTACGGATCGCTTGACAGTTTGAGCGCCGGGTCGCCGCGGCCGTGAGCGGCCTGGTGCTGGGGACGCGGGCCGGTTTCCTGGCCGATGTGCGCGCGGTGCTGATCGCCGCCGATGTGCGGGTGGCGCGGCTGACCGGCGATGCGGGGGCGTTTGCCCTGCCGGTTCCCGGGCCTGACAGCGGCATCCTGGATTATTGCGCTTTTGGCTTGATGGATTTCCGGCCGGCGCCGGTGGCGCAGCCGTTTTCGAGCGCTGGCCTGTGCGTGTTCTGCACCTTCGGCCTGATGAATTTCCGACCGGCTTAGGAGACGCGCATGGCCGCTGGGCTGACGATTATCGTTGGCGCGGACGCCAGCACGCCGACGCGGATCGTGCTGCTGCTGGCGGGCAGCGACGGGACCAACGTGTCGCCGGGCCACACGCTGTTCGACATTAACGGCGTGCCGTTCGGGACCAGCGGCAACCCGATTTCGGCCTCGGACGCGGTTTCCGAGGCCGCACTGGGGACGCCGGCGGATGTTGCCTGGGCGGGCACCGGCACCAGCACGATCATCGCCGCGCTGAAGTCGCTGTACGGCCGGCTGGCGGGCACGCTGAGCGCCACGCTGACCGGGGCGCTGCCGGCGGGTGGCAATGCGATCGGGTCGGTGAGCGTGACCGGCACCGTGGCGGTGTCCGACAGTGCCGGCGAGGCGTCGCTGGCCACGGTTGCGACGCAGACCACGGCCTCGGCGGGGGCGACCGGCACGGCGGCGGATGCCGCTTACACGACCGGCGGCGGGTCCGTGATTGCCGTGCTGAAGGGCATTTTCGGCAAGCTGGCGGGGACGCTGGCGGTGACGGGCACCTTTTGGCAGACGACACAGCCGGTGACCGTATCGCCGTTCGGCGCGACCGATGGCAGCGCGACGATCACGGCGGGCGGGAGCGCGCAAAACCTGTTCGGCGGCACCACGCCGACGAACGGGTTCGGGGTCTACAACCCCGACCCTTTGAATGATCTTTGGATATCCGATTCGACGACGGCCGCTGCCAACGGGCTGGGATCGATCAGGGTGGCCGCGAATGGCGGCGCCTTCGAGACGGCGCTCGGCTACAAACCGCTTGGCATCGTATCGGTCTATGGCGGTACGACCAATCAGAAGATTACGGCGAAGCGCTGGTAATGCCCAGTTCCGTCCCGCCGTTTTCCGCGCAGGGTTTGAGCGTTCCCAGCACCGCGACGTGGCGTGCCAACGTCGACAAGCTGGACGTTGCCAATCGCGCGCCGAAGGGTAGCGACTGGGCCGGCTACGCGGTCGGCGATCTGTGGCGCGCGCCGGCTGGCTGGTATCAGCTAAAGCGCGCCGGGAGTGCTACCACCCTGCCGCTTTGGGCGCAGCTTGCCTCGGGCGGTGAACTGCCCGGCGATGTGGTTACGGCGGCTGCCGTCTACGGCACGCGCCAGCTTGTCAGCAGCTACACCGGCGCGCTGTTCGACATCACGCGGCTGTCCGACCTGACGGTGCTGTCGGTTGCGCAGCTTGGCCGGTCCGGCAAGCCGAATGTTTCGGCCATCGCGGCGTTCCTGTCCGGGACTGTGGGTTTCTTCACCAAGGTCTACGACCAGACCGGCAACGGGTATCACGCGACACAGACGGTGCTGGCCTGCGCGCCGGTTGTCGACCTGATTGACATTCAAAACGGCTGTCCCTGGTTGACGTTCTGCAATTCCTATCGCGTTTATCAGTCCGGCCTCGGGACCTTTGGCGTCACCAGCTACTCCGGCACGGTGCTGACGATCACGGGCGGCGTGCCGTCCTGGGTGGCGCCTGGCCAAGCGGTTGCCGCAACAAATATTCCCTACTACACCGCCGCCATCACTGCCACGGCTGTCAGCGGCCAGACGATTACCGTTGCGTCGGTGCCAAGCGGCGTCTCCGTTGGCATGGCCATCGGATGGAGCACTGCTTCGCTTTCCGTCGATGCCTTTGGGGCGCTGCCGGCGGGCGCCACGATCAGCGGTATTTCGGGCAATGTCATCACGGTTTCCGGCGCGACGCCGCCGGCCTTGACCACGAACGGCGTGACTTTGACGCTGTGCGTGCGCAACCTGATTACCGCTGTTACCGCGACGACAATCACCATCCAGGTGGCGCCGACCGGGACGCCGGGCGCGGTGACAATCGGGGTCCCGTCGGTGTGGCTAAATCTGCCGACCGGCCTGAGCGTGCCCTGGCAATCATCGGGGTTTGCCTTCGTCGCCAGGCCCGGCGGAAACGATATCCCGTCTTCCTGGCTTTGGCTCGGACAGCCGGCCACCTCCCAGGACAGTGGCAAAACCACTGGCGCCCTGAGCGGGTATGGTCTTTATAAGATCGGCACGACGACGCTGGATTGCTTGCGCGTTGTCGTCGGCAACGGTGCGACGGGCAACAACTATACCCAGCAGCACAGCGTGCCGGCGGCGGCCGACTTTTTTGCAGTCACGCAAAGCGGGACCACCAATTCGTGGTGGGGTGGCCGCTATAGTGGATCGGCGACCCAGGGTGGAACATCCGCAGTCAGCTTACTCGGCGGTTCCTGGGGCTACAGCAATATGTACGGGCCGCAGACGCGGTCTGGTGACGTTGAGTTTGCTGGTTTGATCGTCTATGGCGCCGCCCCCACGGCCGCGCAGATGACCAGCGTGCAGATCGCCTTCTACGATGCGTTTGGTATTAAGCCGCAGGGCCGCGTCAACGTCGGCTTGTGGGGTAGTTCCACCACGAACGGCCAGGGCAATTACAGTTCGCGGGCGACCGCGATGAAGCTGCTGCGCAGCCTGGAGGACACCGCGCCGCTGATCGCCCGGAACTGCGGCGACAGCAACACGATCGAGATTGGAAATACCGACGACTACATCCTGAACGGTTATGACGCCAACGCGCCTTTGAATGTATGCGTCTACCACCCTGGCCTTGGCAACAGTATCCAGGCGCCCGACACCGGCGCGGCGGCATGGAATGCTGTTGTGGCTGGGATTGCCGCGCTGCGGACGATCGGGTTCGGCAAAATCGTTCTGATCGGTTCGGCTTCGCGGGGCACGTTCACGAGCGGCCAGTTGACCGAGTTCCGCAACGCCAAGGCGATGATGAACGGCCTGGCGCTGTCCTACGCCGACGCCTATGTGGATCTGGAGACCGACCCGGTTTTCGGTGCCGACACGGCAATGACCGTGACGGCGGTTTCCGGCAACACCGTGACGGTGTCGGCGCTGTCGACCTATGCCGTCGCTGGGAACTATGTCCAATGGTCGGGGATGCCCTGGTCGATTGCGTCCGACACGGGCGCGGTTTCCATAAGCAGCATCTCGGGCCTTGTGCTCACGCTTTCGGCGGCGGCGACCGGCGTTGCCGTTGGCAGCACGATCGGCGCGATCAACCCGGCGCCGTGGACCACGCCTGGGGCTGCCTATTGGAACACCGATAATCAGCATTTTCATGACGCGGGCTATCAAGCCATCAACGAGCTGACGCTGAATGCGATGCTGGCAAGCCTGATCCTGCCGTGATGATCGCCGACGGCTGATTGCCGATGACGATGTCATGAGCGGCTACCAGTCACTCGCCCCACAGCCGCCGCGTCTTGGCGCGCGTGCGCCGGGCGACACCGATCCGGTGCTGCTGGATTGGACGGTGCAGCTCGGGGCCTATCAGATTGTGACCGGCGCTGTCGTGCCGTCGGGCGGCGGTGGCAGCCTGTATGCGGTTGGCGACGCGCTGTACGGGCCGAACGGCAGCATCCTGGCTGTGGCATCGCTGGTTGGCTCGGCGGTGGCGACGGTGACGATCGTCAATGCCGGGCTGTGTCTTTCGACGACGGTGCCGGGCAACCCGGTCGCCACCACCACCAATCACGCGGGCGTCGGCGCCACGCTGGCGCTGACCTGGGGGGCGGCGGACACGATCGCCTCGGTGAGTTCCACGAACGTCGCGCGGGTGGATGGGGTTGCGATGGGCGCGGGCGATCTTTCGGTGACCGGGGCTTCGATCGTGAGTGCCGGGCTGGGGGTGATGCTGACGCTTTCGGGCGGGCAGGCGGGCGTGGATTACGTGATCGGCTGCACCATCGCGCGGGCGAGCGGGCCGGTGCTGACCCGGTCCGTGTTGCAGTTGGTGGTTTCGCCTTTGGGGTGAGTCGGTAAGGGGGTGATCGGTGATCGGTGATCGGTGATCGGTAGAAAGAAAGTACAGCCGCGCATGCCCTGCTTACTACTGATCACTGGCAACTGATCACTGATCACCGATGAGCGACTACCGGTACGCTGATAGGAGACGCATGGTCGACGATACGCCGCTGCAGGCGGCCGAGGCCTTGAACATGGCGCGGAATATCGGCACGCGCGATTATATCGATGTGAGCGTCAAGGGTTTGCGAAGTCTGTCGGATGAGCGGCTGGCTGCCCTTCGATCCTACATCGACATGCGCTTTGATGAATTCAGGGTTTGGCGTGAGCAGCGGACGATTTACGTCGAGTCGATGCTTGAGGCGCGCGACAAGGATATTTTGTTGCAGTTTTCCTCGCGCGACAAGGCGCTGACGATTCAGGCGGTGGAATACGAGCGCCGGCTTGATCAGGCGAACCACAACAGCGAACGGCTGCACGAAATCGGCCTGACTTACGTGCGCAACGATCTGTACACCAAGGACGTGGACAGGCAGCGCGAGGAACGCAGGGCGCAGCAGGCCGCTTACGAAAAGGATTTGGACCGGTTTCGCGAGGAACGGCGGGAACAGCAGGCGCTGTCCGAGACCTTCCGGGTGGCGCAGGACATCGCAGAGAAGAGCAATCGGCGGTCGACCTTGCTGAGCCTTGTCGCGTCCGCGATCGCCGTAACCGGGATTATTGCGACCGTGTGCTTGCAGATCGTGGGGCATCGCTGATGCGGGTGGGCCCATCGACAGGAGAAAATCATGGAATTGGCTGGTGCTGTTGCGATGAGCGTGTTCGACCAGTGCTTCGCCATCACGGTGGGCGAGGAGGGCGGCTTTGGCCGGGATCCGGCCGATGCCGGCAACTGGACCGGGGGCAGGGTTGGCGCCGGGGTTTGCAAGGGCACGAAGTTCGGGGTCTCGGCGGCGAGCTACCCGCAATTGGATATTGCCAATCTGACATTGGATGACGCGCGGGCGATTTACCGGCGGGATTACTTCGACCGGGTGCGTGGGGATGATTTGCCGGCGCCGCTGGCGCTGCTGGCGTTCGACGCGGCGGTGAACAACGGCGTCGGCATGGCGGTCCGGTGGCTCCAGACGGTCGCTGGCGTGGCGGAGGATGGCGATGTCGGGCCGCACACGATCGCGGGCGTGACGGCGGCGGCGGCGCGGCTGGGGGGTGCCCGGCTGTGCGCCGACTACATGGCGCTGCGGCTGGCGTTCATGACGCTGTTGCCGACCTGGAAGCTGTACGGCGCCAACGCGGCCACCGGCCGGCCGGAGGGCTGGGCGAGCCGGCTGTGCCTGCTGCCGTACCTGTCGACCACCATCACGGCCTGAGAGGGCACTGCCATGCTGCCGCTGATCCTGCCGCTTGCCTCGGCCATCGTGCCGGAGATCGGCAAATGGCTGTTTCCGAGCAATCCCCGCAAAAACGAGGCCGAAAATGCCGTTTCCGGCGTTTTCGCGGCGGTGACGGGGGGTGACCCGGGCACGGCCGCCGGCGTGGCGGCGATCGGCGCCACACTGGCGCGCACGCCCGGGATGGCGGCGGAGCTGCAAGGCAAGCTGGCCGAGCTGCATGCCGCGATGCAGGCGGCGGCCGACAAGGCGGAGCAGGACCAGCTTGCCGCGCGGCTGGCGGATGTGGCGAACGCGCGGGCCGCCACGGTGTCGCTGGCGGTGGCGCGCAGCCCGCTGGAATGGGCGGCGCCGGTGGTTTCGCTGGTGGTGACGCTGGGGTTTTTCCTGGTGCTGTGGCTGCTGATTACCGGGCGGGCCGGGGCGATGGACAGCGATGTGCGGGAGATCGTGCAGATCACGGTGGGCACGCTGGGTGGGGCGTTCGTGACCGTGGTGTCTTTCTGGGTCGGGTCGTCCCAGGGGTCGCGCGACAAGGACGGCACGATCAGCGGGTTCGGGACTGCGCTGGCGAACAGCACGCCGGTGAAGCCGGGGGGCGCATAGCATGTCTCGGATGATGTGCTCGGGTGGGGACTTCGGGGAGCGCGTCGATGCGCTGTCGAAGCAGGCCGGAGGTGAATGCGTGTCGGTCGGTGGGGTGACGCTGGATATCGGTCGGTGCCAGTTGTCGGTCGGCGTTGGCGGTTCGGTTCGTTTGACCCTGATGGAGGTCCGGGTGCTGGAGGTTTTGATGCGTCGTGCGGGGCGCACGGTAACCAGGGTCCTGTTGATGGACACGCTGTATGGTGGAATGGACGAACCCGAGGTGAAGATAATCGATGTGTACGCGTCCAGGCTCCGCAGTAAGCTTGTGCTTGCCGGCGGGACGCGGGGATTTATTAAGAATGTCTGGGGCATTGGTTACAGGGTTGAGGTGGCGCCGGAGACGGTGACGCGCACGTTCTCGGTTGAGCAATGGGAGGCGTTGCAGCGCATCGTTGGTGCGTCGCCCGGGGCCGAGCGTGAGATTCTGGGGAGTGTGTAGCTCGTCCTGACGGGGGCGGTTGTAGGGCGGAGGCCGACGCGATAGGCTGATTCGCTATCCGGCACACAATTCGACCGCACTGAACGCCGCCCCACCCGGGGCGGCTTTTTTGATTCCGGGCGGGGCGTTCCGAAGCGGGTGCTGGCTTGCCTGCTCCTGATCACCGGTCACTGATCACCGATCACTGCTTGCATGCTTGAGAGCCGTCATGTATGCACTCAAACATGCAAACCATCGCACTGATGTGCCAGAAGGGCGGCGCGGGCAAGACCACGCTGGCCATCCATCTCGCGGCGGAGGCGGCGGCGGCGGGGTTGCGGGTGCTGCTGCTCGACCTTGATCCGCAGGCGTCGGCGGCGCGCTGGGCCGACCGGCGGCGGCCTGGCGGCGGGGAGGGCGCTGGCGCGATCGACATCGATGTCGCGGTGGAGTCGCCGGTGCGGCTTGGGGCGGCGCTGGCGCAGGCGGGGCGGGAGGGCTACGGGCTGGTGGTGCTGGACACCGCGCCGCATGCCGATCAGGCGGCGTTGCAGGCGGCGCGGGCCGCCGACCTGGTGCTGGTGCCGGTGCGCTGCTCGATCCTGGATCTCGACGCCATGGGGGCCAGCCTGGACGTGTGCCAGTTGGCGCGGCGGCCGGCGGTGGTGGTGTTGAACGCCGCGCCGGTGCGGTCCCGCGTGGTGGCCGAGGCGGCCGAGGCGGTGGCGCGGATCGGCGGCGTGGTGCTGCCCACCGTGATCCGCGAGCGGGTGGCGCTGCGGCATTGCCTGGTGGACGGGCGGGTGGCGCGCGAGTTCGAGCCGGACGGCGCGGCGGCGCAGGAAGTGGCCGCGCTGTATGGTCACACATGCACACATGCAAACATGCATGCGCGGGAGGGCGTGTGATGGCGCGCCGCCCGTCCTTGACCGACGCCGGGATTTCGCGGCCGAGCCGGGCCTTGCCGCCGCCGGCGCCGGTAACCGGGAGCGGCAGCCTGGCACCCAGCCGGCAGGGCAAGAAGGGTTTGCAGTTCTGGGTCGACGCGGAGGTGGCGACGCAGGTGCATGTGATGGGCGCCACCATGGGGCGGACCCTTCAGGACCTTTTGTCCGAGGCGCTGGCGGACTTGTTCGTGAAATACCAGCTGCCGCGGCTTGGCGCCGAGGAGCCGAAGCGGGCGGGGCGTCGTCCGGTGGGGTAGGTGGTGATGGGGGCAGGCGGGATGGGCAATCCGCATGCGGACGACATCGTCGGGTGGTCGGCGCGGCAGGCGATGCTGCTGCGTCGCCGCTCGGTGGGCGATTTCCGTGATGCCGGCGAGGTGGATTGGCTGAACATCGCCGAGGAAGTGGAACTGGCGTGGCGGAACGACGTCGATCTGATCGAGGTTCCGTTGGTCCTTGCGCTGATGCGGATGGTTTCGGCGGTTGCGTTTCCGGCTGCGCGGGACGTGGAGAAATGGCTGGTCGACGCGCGTGCCGCACGGATCAGGGCGCGGCGGTGGTTTCGCGAACCGTTGCGGCCGAGGCTGGACGTGAGCCGGCTGTATCGGGATGCGCTGGAGGCGATGCCCGAGCGCGTCGAGGGGATGGAGGCGCTGCCGGTTTCGGCGACATGCCCGCTGACGTTGGATGAATTGCTGCTGCTGGGGGGCGAGGCGGCATGAGCGACGATCCGGTGCTTGCCGCGCTGGCCCGGTTGGAAGCCGGGCAGGCGTCGCTTCGTGGCGACCTGACGTTGCTTCGCGTTGAGCTGATGGAACGTATGGACCGCTTGCAGCACAGCGTCGATCTGGTGAAGGACGACGTTACGGTGAACTACGGGTCCGGCGATCGGGTGGAGCGGCTCGCCAGGTCCGCCACGGACGAGACGCGTGCGCTGGCCGAAGTGGTGCGCGCGATGCAGCGACAAATCGGCAAGCTGCGAACCGACCTGGAACAGCTTCGCGATGGGCGCGGGTCGTGAGCGGCGTTCCCACCGCGCTGAAGGGTGGCGAGCCGGCGGGCCGGCCGAAGGCAGCGCGCGCGCCGCGCCGCAAGGCCGTGCGCGGGCGGCCGGGTGGTTTGCGGCCGGGCTGGGAGGAACAGCAACGCCGCGCGGCCCTGGCGGCGGGGCTGGCGGCCGAGGTGAACGGCTGGCGCGGCGACCCACGGCTGACGGCGTGGGAGGAAGAGTTTCTGACCGGCATCGCGCGTGATTTGCAGGCGCTGGGCGGGGAGGCGGTGCTGACGATGCGGCAGCGGGACAAGCTGGACGAGATCCTGGGTGGGCTGGCGCGGGCGCCGGCGGAGCCTGCCGAGACGGACGCGGATTTGGATGATTTCGACGCCGAGGTGTTTGCGGACGCGGACGCGGCGGATTTCGAGTGAGGTTGGCAGCATGAGCGCCGCGAACGAACTGCCGCCGGCGCTTGCCTGGGATCCGCCTGATTGTGGCGATCTGTGGGAATTGATAGACGGCACGACGCGCGCCATGGCGTCCGCGGCGCCTCCGGATCGTTTATGATTGCGCGCTGCTACACCTAGGGTTTCACCATCCGCCGCAGTGCCGCGTTCGCGCGCACCTGCCAGCCTGGCCCCGTCGCGCGCAACCCCTCGATAACGTCGCGATCCAGCCGCAGCGTTACTTGCGCCTTTGTCGGCTTCGCGCCAGGGCCGCGCACCCGCTTTGGTGCGGTGAGTTCGGTATACAGCGCAGGCGGCAGCACCTCCTTTGCCGGCCGTGCTCGCGCGAAATCCTCGGCCGTCCATTCGACGGTATCCGGATCGGCCTCGATGCCGCGCTGGATCGCCGCTTCTTCGGCGTCGGTGTTTTGCCTAATTCTGCGCTTCATAAGCCCTTATCTCCTTCCTGTTGGCCGGACGCAGGCTGATGATCCAGGTCGCGTTGCGGCGGATGGTGAAAACCAACACATGCAGCCGATTGCCGATCAGCCCGTATGCCGCCAACCGGACCTCGCCGTAGTCGTGCCGCGTGTCGGCCTGCACCAGCGCGGTTGCCCACTCGAAGTTTTCCGCTACCGTGAAATCCAGCCCGTGTTTGGCAATGTTGCCGGCACATTTCGCTGGGTTCCAATCGTTCGCCACAAGCAAAATGTAGCTACATTATAGTGCGCTGTCAATCGGATTGTAGTGCCAAAATACTTTTGCTGGATGGCAACCAGCCGCCGCAGGACTGGCTTGACGCGCTGGCCAGCGCCGACGCGGATCTTGCGGCCGGCCGAACCGCGCCATGGCCGGAAGCGCGTGCCCGCTTGCTGGCGAACCCGGGCGATAGCGCAGCCGAGCCGCCTTTGTTCCGGCTTACGCCCGACGATCGGGCGATGGCGGATGCGTTCGCGCGGGAGTGGCGGTCGAACCCGTTTTTTGAAGGCTGGGCTTGGTGAACGACAGCCAGCTTTTCCAGGATGTGTCCGTCCAGAGCAGGTCCCAGAGTGCCGCGTCGACTTCGGTTTCGTGCTGCTGTTCGGCCTGTTCCCAGGTCGCGCAGCGGACCAGGTAGGTGCGGCTTGGTTGTTCCAGCCAGACCATCGTCTCGAACACGTTCGGCGCGTCGTTGTCGGGGCTACTGTTGATGCCGCGGAACACGGTGGAGACGCGGCATTCGCCCGGCCCGATCGTGGTGTTGCCGATGCGGCGGCTGGCGATATCGGCGATCCCGAGATCGAACGCCTTGGCGCTGCATGGCACCGGGGTGCGGCCGTCGAGTTTGTAGTACATCGGCCGGCCGTGAATCGTGGGCACGTATTGGTCGGTGAAGGTGGGCTGGTCGCTCAAACTCGCTGCCTCCCTGATCACCGATCGCTGATCACTGTATCACGCGCGGCCTTCGAGCAAGGCGCGGCGGTAGGATTCCAATTCCGCGACCAGGGCTTCGGTGCGGGCGAGGTCGGCGTCGGTGGTTTCGTCGCCGGGGTCGAGGCCGTTGGCGAGGATGGTGAACACGGATTGCGCGCCGGCGTAGTAGAAGCGTTTTGAATCCTGGCGCTGCTCCGGTGGCGCGTCGGGCGGCATGACGGCGCGGGCCAGCTTGGCGAAGCCGGCGGCCAGGGTGGCGGGCGGGTCGTCGTTGGGTCCGGTGTCGAGTTCGGTGGGCGGCGTGGGGTGGTCGGCGTGATCGTCGGCGATCCGCACCAGGGCCTTGGCGCCGACCATGAGCAGCGGGGCGATTTCCTCGGCGGTGGCGCCGTGGCCGATCAGGTGAAACCCGCCGTCGGTGTGCTGGGCGATCAGCACGGCGCGGGCGATGGTGCCGGAGCGGAGCAGCGCCTGGCACTGGCGCAACGACCGGTCGCGGTCGCTGCTGATCTGGATGCGTGACTGCGGTTGGTCGTTCATGGGTCGTTTGTCTTCCTGCTGATCACCGATGGCTGATAGCCGAATTCCGTCTCGGCGCCGGCCTGTGCGTCCAGCGCGGCGGAGAGGCCGGGCCACCAGGCGTCGATGTTGTCGCGGTGGATGGTGCGCAGGCTGTCGCGCGTATGGCCCAGGGCCGTGAGGAATACCAGCGCGGCGGCGGCGGCGCGGTCCGACAGCGGGGTGACGCGGGGGTGGGCGACCGGGCTGCCGCAGCATAGGCAATGCAGCGCCATGGGCGTGGCCTAGCCGCCTTTTTTCACGGGAAGGCTTGGGGCGGGACGGGGATGCGCGCTGCTGTTTTCCGCGAGCCATGCCTGCTCGGCCCGGCGGTTCCTTGCGGTCGCGGCCTTTAGCGCCGTGACGAGCTGCCGCGCGCGCAGGTTCCACCACCAATTGACGATGATGAAGCCGAGGTTGACCGCGAAGAGGATGAGGTTTGTCTGGCTTACCAGCAGCACGGTCTGCATTCCTGTCGCGCCCGATCAATGGGGTTTGCCGGCCGGCGGAACGCCGGGCGCCCCGGCGCGGATCGGTTGGACGATGTTGGTGACGGCGCCGCGCGGGGATTTGGTTTCGATCCAGACGCCGCAGCCGCCGATGCCGCCCTGGAATCCGAGTTCCTCGGCGATCAGCCAGACGGCGGCCGGGGAGGGCAGGGCGTCCGGCGCGCCGATGCCGACGGCGAGGTGTCGGCAGGGTCCGACCGTGTGGCCGGTTTCGATGGTGAGGGTGACCAGATAGCCGTTCGGCACGACGACGGTTTGCGCGGCGATCGCGGCGAGGTGGCGTGCCCGGCCCTCCGGCCAGGCCAGCGTGGCGGCGAGGGCGCTGATATCGATCGGGTGCGCGCTGGCGCGGCGGCGCAACCGGGTGAGGCGGGCGCGCTCGTCCCGCCCGATGACCAGCACGCGGTCGACCGGGCCGGGCCCTGGGCTGGCGGCCGTCGCGGGCGGTGGCTCGGCGGTGCGGTGGTCGGGCATGGGCGGTCACTCGGGCGAAGCGCGCACCGCAGTATGGCATAGCCGGGGAGGCCGCGATGGCGTGGGGCTGGATGCTGCTGCTGGCCCTGCTGGCGGGCCTGGCGCTGGGGACGTTTGCCTTGCCGGGCGAGGACCCGCATGCGCGGGGTGGGCATTTGTCGTTCCAGCCGTAGCGGGGGCGGCGTGCGCCGCGATCAGCGCAGAGGCTGATAGGGTTGCGGCTGGGAGAGGGTCGCGCCGCTGAGGCACGCCTGCATCGCCGCGGTGGCGTCCGCGGCGCCGTCGAGCTTGGCCGTTAATGCGGGCGCTTCGTCGGTTTTTATGGTGAGCTCGGTCGCCGGCGACGTCGTAAGGCGTTCGATGAACTGTGCCGGATCCTCCATGAAAAAGTCGGAGCGGGACCATACCCTGGATCCAGCCATCGTGAAGTAGCCGCCGTCGTTGAAGGCGAGGATGACGTGATCGGGCACCGGCCGGTCCATGAGGGTGTTGCCATACCACACCGTTATTGTAATCGTCGCCTTCGTTCCCCGCTCCCGTCCGACCGTGAAGCTGCGGGGGATGCCGTGGACAGTGCCCCGGATGCCGATGCCGCACCAGAAGCCGCCGTCCGTGGTTGGGCCTTCCACCAGTGCCCAGGCGCCATAGGACGCGACCTGCTGCGGGTGGCCTTGGGCGAACGCCGTTATCGGGCTTGCCAGCAGGGCCAGGGTTGCAAACATCGTCGTCATTCGCATGGCTTTCGCGTCCCGCAACTGTAAGCGCGTAGTTTGCGGCACAGCGATTACCGATCGGTTGATGCGCGAGTTTCCACCTATGGGGCGGGGTAGCCGTGGTGCCGTTGCAACCGGTAATGCGGGCGAATTACCCGCGCACTCGTATCGGTATCCGGCGGGCAGGCGATCCAGCGCGGCCCGCCGATAAAATTTGAATTTCCGTCAAATTACGCTGTCGCGGACACACTTTTCAGACGGATCGCAAGTACGCTGGCGCCAAACCCGAATGAGGTGCTGGTGTCTTGACGTTACCCATACTTGCGTATGTGCATCGGCTTGTCGACGGTTCCGGGCGTGTGCGCCATTGCACGCGGCGCCGGGGTTATCCGCGTGTCGATTTGCCCGGCCTTCCTGGCTCGGTGGAATTCATGGCCGCCTATCTGGCCGCGATGGGCAGCGCACCCGCGCCCGGCGAAACGGCCGACGCCATCCCCGGCAGCCTGGCCGCGCTGGTGCGGAGCTATTGCGCCAGTCCGGAGTACGGGCAGCTCGCCGCCGTGACGCGCGAGACGTACCGGAACCGCATGAACATGCTTTGCTGTTCGCATGGCAAGACGCCGGTGGCGGCGCTGTCGCGTGAGCAGGTGCGCGCGATCATGGGCGCCAAGGCGGCGACGCCGGCGATGGCCAATGGCTTGCTGAAGGTGCTGCGCATCCTGATGCGCCACGCGTTGGACGATGGCTGGCGGCGCGACGATCCG